GAAGAGATGCTGTCAGAAAAATTCCCGATAGGACAATCTGCTAACGAAGAGAGCGTGGCCAAAACGGTACAGCAGGTTCTATCTAATGGAACTCCTTTTTGTTTTGACTTTGAAGACTTTAATTCTCAGCATAGTAATAGTAGCATGCAGGCAGTGCTCCGAGCTTATCATTCGGTGTTCAGTAATGATATGGTACCAGACCAGATAACAGCTTTAGGTTGGGTAATACGCTCACTGGATGAGTGTTATATTAATGATGTAGTTAATAACTCACAATATAAGGCTAGCGGGACATTGCTATCTGGATGGCGGTTCACTACTGTAATGAATACTGTACTTAATCAAATTTATACTGATTTATGTCTAGACGGGTTGAATGTAGTGAGTACACATAATGGTGATGACGTATTAATGTCTGTAAAGAATATGAAACAGATTGTAACTCTCGAACACCGTGCAAAAATATACAATATTAGGTTCCAGAAGACTAAGTGTTTTCTCGGCGCTATAGCTGAGTTTTTACGTGTTGATCACAGAGCAAAGACGTCTAGCCAGTACTTAGCTAGATCTGTAGCCACTTTCGTTCATGGTCCGACTGAGTCGGCATTACCAAACAACTTGAGGGCTTACCTTAAATCGCAATTGGATCGCGCATCTGAAATATTAGAACGGGGTGGTGACAAACATGTTATAGAAAGTATTCTATACACACAACTACAACACACGGCTGATGTTTGGGATACCGATTATAATACATTGTATACAATAGCAGTTACGCATACGTCACTAGGCGGGCTTAGTGACGAAATAAGTCATAAGAGCTTGAGTCACGAAATTTTAGTGGAAGAAAAGCAGACTTCTGTCTCTGAGAGAATAGAGGAAGATAAGAACAAGTCCTTTCCGGGAGTTAGGGCATATGCAGAAAAACTGTGCAGGTCACTAATAGACAGGTCATTTTTGCCTAAACTAGTGAAGAGTCTACGGGCAGCCGTATTCTCTACTACAACGAACCAGCGGTGTGGGGCGTACTACGTAAGTAGAATACCCACCCACAGGGACTTTGTTAGAGCTAGAATGGCGGGGATGTACAGGTCGAACACTAATACTTCTAAAGTATTGTTGGCGAAAGCCTACGGAGTGCCACTCGTGGCCATTAATATGGCAGACGATTGGTTAACTGTACGCTTGCGTGAGGAGAAAGATCCTTCCACAGCGGCCTTAGTAATGCTTTAGGGGGTTAGTATTAAAAGCGAGTTGAAT